ATGATAGGAGAATAGAAATATGGAATTATCACTGATTAGAAGTTTGATGGACAAAGAGTTCTATGATGACCATCGTGGCGCACGTTGCCCAGACCGTTTGTTTAGCAAGGACGTACGTAAGGTCAAGCAATCAATAGACACAGCTATGGATAAGTATGAACGAAGTGTTACACCTGATGAGATTGAAGCACTGTTCATGTCTGACAACCCAACACTCACTACAGCACAGAAGCAAGCATACTCTGCCCTGTTCCTACAGGTTAAGAAAGAAACCCCTATGGGCAGTGACATTGCACAAGAGGTACTGTCTAAACTATTCCAGCAGGTAGTGGGCGAGGACATTGCCAACCTTGGCTTTGACTATGTGAATGGTGACAAGACTAGCCTTGAGCCTGTACGTATCCTGCTTGAGCAGTATGGTGATGACTTCACGCCCAACTTAAATGTTGAATGGGATGACATCACTATTGAGACACTGCTAGAGAAAGCTGACCTTGAGGCACGTTGGACATTCAACATACCATCTGTTGCACGTAAGGTAGAAGGCGTCAATGCTGGACAGCTTATTGAGGTAGGTGCTAGCCCTAACACAGGCAAGACATCCTTCCATGCCAGTATCATTGCTGGTCCGGGTGGGTTTGCATCACAAGGTGCTAAGTGTATCATCTTATGTAATGAAGAAGGTACACATCGTGTCGGTGCTAGATACCTGACTGCCGCCGCTGGCATGTAAGCCCGTCAAGTCAAGGACAACATAGGTCAGGCCCGTGCCGCTTATAGTCAGGTGTATGACAACATCAAGATTAAGGATGCATCTAACCGTGACATGAATTGGGTTGAGTCTGTATGTAAGACGTTCAAGCCTGACATTCTAGTGTTAGACATGGGTGATAAGTTCAGCAGACAGGCTGGCTTTTCTCGCCCTGATGAGGCACTAAAGGCTAACGCTATCCATGCCCGTCAGATTGCTAAGACACATAACTGTGCTGTGTTCTACATGTCACAATTATCTGCTGAAGCAGAGGGTAAGGTGATGCTTAACCAATCCATGATGGAAGGTTCACGTACAGGTAAAGCCGCTGAAGCAGACCTTATGGTTCTTATTGCTAAGTCACCTACTGTCGAAGGTCAGGAAGAAGAAAGCCCACTACGTCACATCAACATCGTCAAGAACAAGTTGAATGGTTGGCATGGTATGGTGAACTGTGAACTAGATTATCAGACAGCGAGGTATGTAGGATGAAGAAACAATTTGATAGAGAGTTACATGATACCTATGACAACACTGCACGAGTAAGAACAATGGAGTTCATGCAGGTCAAAGGCTATGAGATATGGGAGAACCCTAACATCTATGGTCAAGACCTAATAGCGGAGAGTAGTAAGGGTAAGTTCTATGTTGAGTGTGAGGTAAAGGCTGTGTGGAAAGGGGATGTATTCCCATATGATACAGTCCAGTTACCTCAACGCAAGGCTAAGTTCTTCAACAGACCTACGCTGTTCTTCATATGGAATGATGAACTATCTACTGCAGTTACGTTTAAGTCTGAACAAATAAAAGACTTGACACCAGTAGAGGTATCGAATAAGTATATAGCAAGAGGTGAGTTATTCTACCAGATACCACTTGGTATGACACAGATTATAAGGATGAACAAATATGAAACTAACACTTGATGTAGAGAACACTACAACAGAACGAGATGGTAAGTTACACCTTGACCCATTTGAGGCAGGTAACTCTCTGACTATGGTGGGTATGCTAGATGACCAAGGCAATGAGTATTCAATTACCTTTGACCACAATGACGCAGAGCCTACACCAAATGGTCACGCCATTGTACAGGGTGAGTTGGATAAGGCTACTGTACTCATTGCACATAATTCTGCGTATGACCTGACATGGTTATGGGAATCAGGCTTCAAGTACGATGGCCCTGTCTTCGACACAATGCTTGCAGAGTATGTGTTACAGCGTGGTATCAAGGAACCGCTATCTCTTGAGGCTTGTGCTGAACGGTATGAGTTAGACACTAAGAAGCAGAGTACACTTAAAGACTACTACAGTAAGGGTTACACAACACGTGATGTACCACACGCTGAATTGTCTGAGTACCTTAGTGCTGACTTACATGCTACACAGCAACTGGCTCACAAGCTGATGCTACGTCTTAACAGTGTAGATGACGCAGGACTGCGTAGTACAGTAGACCTGACTAATGAAGTAGCACCCAGCCTTGCTAGAATATACTGCAATGGTATTACCGTAGACATGGACAAGTTAGATGAGGTACGCACAGAGTTTGAGGCAGAGAAAGATGTACTCAAGGATGCATTACAATCTCATGTCCGTACTCTTATGGGTGACACACCTATCAACCTCAATAGTCCAGAGCAATTGTCTTGGGTTATCTATGGTCGTAAGGTTATTGATAAAGCAGATTGGGGTAATCGTATTGACCCATACATGAATGATAGTGAGTTCCGTAGTATGATTACTACAGGTACAGAACGTCTATACAAAACCAAAGCGGAGCAATGCAGTGTGTGTAACGGTTCCGGTCAAGTTAGAAAGGTAAAGATAAATGGAGAACTATTTGCTAAACCCAATCGCTGTACGACATGCAACGCTATTGGTTATCTTTTTAATCCTACTGGTAATACTGCCGGATTAGGGTTCAAGCCGCCCTCTGCTAAGTGGGCATCTGCCAGTGGATTCTCTACTGGCAAAGACAATATCACACTACTTGAGAGTGCCGCCCGTGGAAAGGGTATGGATGTAGCGGTAGACTTTCTAAGTAAGGTTCGTAGGCTCAATGCTATCGAATCATATCTCTCAGCTTTCGTAGGTGGTATTACAAACTATGTTAAGTCTGATGGTAAGTTGCATGTCAGCTTACTACAACACCGCACTGCGACAGGTAGACTGTCAGGTGCTAACCCTAACATGCAGAACATGCCACGTGGTGGTACGTTTCCTGTAAAGAAAGTATTTGTATCACGATGGGAAGGCGGCAAGATACTTGAGGCTGACATGGCACAGCTTGAGTTTAGAGCCGCCGCTTTCCTAGCACAAGATGGAGTTGCAATTGAAGAAGTATCTACTGGGTTTGATGTACACTCATACACCGCTAAAGTTATTACCGATGCTGGTCAGCCTACGAGTAGACAGGATGCGAAGGCGCACACTTTTGCTCCGCTGTATGGGGCGACAGGGTACGGACGAACACCTGCAGAAGCAGAGTACTACACACACTTCACAGACAAGTACAAAGGAGTCGGGTTATGGCACACCAAACTGGCTTCGGAAGCTGTGAACACACGTAAGATTACTACCCCATCAGGTCGTGAGTTTGCATTTCCTGATGTATCACGTAAGCGTAATGGTACTGTAACATTCTTTACACAGATTAAGAACTATCCTGTACAGTCTTTCGCTACAGCAGACATAGTACCTGTAGCATTACTTCATATTGAGAAGTTTCTAAAGGGTATGCAGTCATGTATAGTAAACACAGTACATGATTCAATAGTCATTGATGTACACCCTGACGAAGAAAGGCAAGTCATTGATGTAATCAATCAGACTAATGAAGACTTACTTAATATTATCACGCTACGTTGGGGTATCACATTCAATGTGCCACTGCTATTAGAATCAAAAATAGGTGACAATTGGCTTGACACTAAGGACGTTGCGTGATATAACTACCACTCATTTGAAACACATAGAAGGAGTAATCAACTATGACAACATCAGTACAGACTATCGACACTAACAACTATGCAGCAATGGCGAAAGCTATGGGCATAGCTAATGAGGCTACCTCTAAACCAAAGGCTAGTACACTTGCTAGACTACGGTTGAACCACTCACCTATCATGGGTACTGCAGATGTTAATGGTAAGACCGTTAATATGGAAGTAGTTTCTGGTGGTACATACAAGTTGGACATTCCAGATGTTGGTACATTCTACGCACCAACGATTGAACTACGTCCATACCTACAGCGTTACATGTACAAGAAGTTTGTCATGGGTAGCGGCGGTGTATCTAATCGCTATGTTAAGACAGTGATGGCTGATTCACTTAACGTAGACCTTAAAGATAATGATGGTGGCTTTAACTGTGGTAAGCCAGCGGGTTATATCAAAGACTTCAGAGCATTGCCTGAGAAGACACAAGAACTAATCAAGCAGATTAAACGTGTTCGTGTTGTGCTTGGTACAGTTAAGATGGTTGGAGCAATGGATGCGAAAGGCAATCCAGTAGAACTAGATGAGACAGCTATCATCTGGGAAGTTGAGAACCGTGATGCATTCAAGAGTGTTGGTGACTTGTTCGCTTCACTAGGTAAGCAGAAGCGTTTACCTGTTCAACACACGATTAAGGCATCTTCAGAAGAGCGTAAGCTACCTAATGGCAACAGCTTCTACCTGCCTGTTGTTTCCTTAGACCTAACTAATGCTCTTGAACTGACACAAGAAGACCAAGACCGCTTCGGTGACTTCATGTCTTGGGTTCAGAACTACAATGAGTACATCATTAAGATGTGGACAGAAAAGAGTATGGCACAACAGGATGCCGAAGAAGATGTAGACTTTGTTGACAGCATTGTGGACATTGAACTTGATGATGAAGTAGCATAATGAATCACCCTGCTGAACTGGCGTTACATCAGTACATGGACAATGCTGTTAAAGGTAAGTCCACTATGGCTGACACTACCATTAAACAGGTAGCTACAGACATTGAAGATGCACTGAGCCGTCAGTTTGGTAGTGGGAAGAAGCGTGGAGACTTTCGGCTTCGCATGTCAAACCTTGGTCGGCCTACTTGCCAACTATGGTATGACAAGAACAAGCCGGAAGTTGCTCTTCCTATGCCAACAACATTCATTATGAACATGATGCTAGGTGATATAGTAGAAGCTGTATTCAAAGGTTTACTCAAAGAAGCAGGAGTTAAATATGAAGAGCCGGAACACGTTACTTTGGAACTGGATGATGACGTATCCATTAATGGAACATATGACATCGTTATTGACGGTGCTGTTGATGACGTTAAATCAGCGTCTAATTGGTCCTATACTAATAAGTTTGAATCGTATGATACACTAGCTAAAGGTGATAGCTTTGGTTATGTATCACAGCTTGCTGGTTATGCAAAGGCATCAGGCAAGAAGGTAGGTGGCTGGTGGGTAGTAAACAAAGCTAATGGAGACTTCAAGTATGTACCAGCTACTGGTCTTGACTTAGATACAGAGATAAGCAAGATACAAAACACAGTTAATACAGTAGAAGCAAACGACTTCCAGAGATGCTTTGAACCAGTACCAGAAACATTTAGAGGAAAGGAGACAGGAAATAAAGTACTTAACGATGGGTGCAGGTTCTGTTCATACAGATTTGATTGTTGGGATACTCTAACAGAAAGACCTGCAGTTATGTCACAGGCTAAGAAGCCACCAACAGTTTCATACATAGGAGATGTCATTGGCTAACGCAAAGAGATTTGCCGCAGCTAAGAAGTATGGGTATCGCAGTGGGCTAGAAGTCAAAGTCTCTGAGTATCTTAATGAACGCAATATTAACTACGGTTATGAGTGCATTAAGATTGAATGGGAAGACCTAGCCTACCGCACCTATACCCCAGACTTCGTGTTGGATAACGGTATCATAATAGAAACTAAAGGATTGTTCACTGCCGCTGATAGACGCAAACATTTAGCAATTAAGAAGCAACATCCTAAGTTGGATATACGCTTTGTGTTTACTAACAGCAAGTCTAAGCTACGTAAGGGTGCTAAGTCTAACTATGCTGAGTGGTGCATCAAGTATAATTTCTTATACTATGACCGCATCATTCCAGAAGATTGGTTAAAGGAAAAGGGTAAGAACAATCACGACAGCTTCATAAAGTTTAGAGGTAACAAAGTGAAAAGGAGTAGATAACATGGACAGAACTATTAATGACACACAGCTTTTAGATGACGACTTTGTAATACGTATCAGACCATTTAAAGACAAGGCTGGTAAATGGAATGGTGAAGTAGATTTATCTGTAGTCACATTACCTGATAACAGTTATGATGATGATGACTACTCTCAGCTTATACACTTCTGCAGTATGGTAGCGGCAACTGTTCCTATCATGGAAATGAATGAAGAAATGCGTGAACAAGCACACGAATTTGTATCTAACTTGCTTGACGAACCTGACACGAATGTGGTACAAGATAATGGTAGAGTTATTGACA